AGTAACTCCATCATAATGTCTTTCTTGATAAAATTGAATAGCATCATCCACTAAGTCTTGGAGTTGCTCTTCTGCAACGTTAATCTCCAAAACAGGAGCACCCAACTGTCTTAGGGAATAATCTATTAATTCTTGTCGTGAAGAAGGTTGCGCCATTTATATAGATTTTACCTTTTAGTTATTTAGGGAGCGGAAGAAATACCTCCTTGAACCATTATATTTCCTGACACTATTGTGTAGATTGTAGAACCAGAACTTACTAAAATATCATAAACGTGTCTACCTTTCTTTAGATTTCTAGTATCAGTAGACCCTAAAGATATTTGAAATTCACCACCTGCAGCACTAGTAAATCCTACAGCAAAAGTAGTAGATATCCCTGCAGTTGCTCCAATAGAAACAGATTTGGTCATTTGAGAAGAACCAGAATAACCTGTAAAATTATAAGCAGACTTATCTGGTTTAACAACTGCAAAAGTAGATTTGAAATCTGCCCCTGAGTTAATAGTTAAATTAACACCATATGCTACTCCAGAATCTGGATCAAATGTAATAGTATTATTTGCCATGTTACTTACTTATTAGTGTTTGGAGCATTGATTTAATATCACCAATATCACCAGTCAAATGATCTACTTTATTTTCAAGATCAACAATTCTTTCTTCCTTAGTTTTAATTTGATTTCTACTTCTAACGTAGAGATTATAATCACTGGTATTTTTGTTTATAATAGCGTTTGTTTCACTATCTCTAAAAATACCAGGTGAATCTTGTACAGGAATTAAAGCCATAATTATGCAAGAGCAGTAGCACGAAGTCTTTGAATTTGTGGAACAACTGCTGCATTTGTAGAAGTTCCAATTATCTTAATTCTATAAGAACTAAATGGGTTAAGATCATCAGTACTGTATGTATATTCCTTCATAAGATCAGGTGTTGCCTCTGGAACATATGTATCCACTTTTGGTACTTTCTGATTAGCCTGTCCATCACTAGATGTTGGTGTAATAATATCACCATTAATATTAAGATTTTTATATCCAGGGAAAGGAATAAAGATTGTATCCTTAATTGGAGTATCTTGATTAATAGCATAGAATACTCTTACATCACAAACATCTGGAACATAAGCATCAAGAATAACCTGAAGAGAAGTTGCAGGATTTTCTAATATAATATTCTTAGTTACATAGAAGAATCTATCAGGGTCTTTGACAGAACTGTTAACTCTAAAGTCAGCAGCAAAATCAGTAATAGGTCTATTAATTCTATTGTTAACAAAAGTACAAGCTGCATGTTCTAGATTAACCATAGGACTCAATCTTGGGTCACTAGCAGATAGATTTAAAACCATAGTTAGAGACTTATTACCAGGAAGATCAGTTAGATATGTATCTTCATTAGGTTTAGATGCAACCATTCTTGGAGTATCAAAGTAAGTCTTCTGTCCTAATGCGACTTCAGTAAATCCTTTATCTCTATATGCAGCTTCTGTTCCATTAACACTAGCAGCAGATACTGTTCTTGCCTGTGCTTTAATAGTACATCCTGTAGGAGTCATAGTTTCAAACTTAGGAATCATTAATGAATAAGGAATATTATATGTTCCTTTAGCATCAGGACCACCACCAACTGATTTTGTATCCAATTTCAATGGTAGGAATGTATCAGAATTTGCACTACTTCTATTAGTACCATAATCAGTATCAGTAGTGTTAATTTTAACATGATAAGTGTCTATAGTAATAGCATCTTCGCTAGTTACAGTTACATCACCTAAACTATGCTGTCTATTAATTCTTCTTAATGATACACCACCAAACTCATACTTCCATACTATATCTTTATTATCATGTTGCTGCGCAGCACTAGAATCTACACCTCTACTAATACCAGTTAATGTATTTCCAGATACTCCAGTATATTTGATAATTTCCTGATCAATTTTAACATATCCTGGATTAGATGATCCAACTGCTACACTTTCAAAATTAGTGTAAGCAGTACCAGCTTGAACATTAATAGCAGCAGTAGATGTTCTACCATAATCAGATGTTAATATACTAGGAATTACATTACTTTCAATATCTTTTAATGTTACTTGGTTTACACTATTATACATTCCATGATTTCTCTGATGTATCTTCAAATGTAATCCATCATCAGTTGTAGAAACAGATTGAGGAATAATTCTTCCATTAAGTTCACTACCACCATTAAGTTCAGTAGAAACACCAACAGAGTCAATATACCATATTTGAGCAGCACTACCACTAGTATCAAAGTCACCTTGATTATCTGTTATTACTAATTCATTAAATGCTCCTATACCAGAAGGTTGATCATCTCCATAAACCTCAGTGTCACCAGAAACAACAGTAAGTCTTAATCCTTCACCATACTCAGCACCAAATGTAGCAGTAAGAACATCACCTTCTTGATATCCAGATCCACCAGAACCAGCTACACCATATGTAATACCAGCTCCAACCACAACACCATCAGTAACAGTCAAGAATCCAACAGCACCAGATCCATTTCCAGTAACAGAAGTTAGAGTAACATTATTAAATTTAAATGTTCCAGATATAGGACTATATCCAACACCAGGATTAGTAACTAATAATGCAGTTCTTTCATTTACTCCAGAACCTGTTGTAGGAGCATAAGATCTAATAGATCCAGCAAATCCTGTAAGTGATCCATGAGGAACAGCTTCTAAATTAACAGAACCACTTGTTCCTTGATAAACTGTATTTCCTGCTTGAAGTGCTACATTAGTAATACCAGTTTGATGAATACTACCACCAATTGAAACTCTAACAGTGTTAGGTGTAATTGTTACTCCCTTAGAAGGTATGTCCTCTCCATTTTCAGCCATTCCTGGATTATAGAAATTAACAGTACCATTAGTCTTAAAGTTAGCTCTATATAAATCAAATTTAAGATCTTCATACTGACTTGGCGTCCATACAGAAGCATTCTGAGATTTGAATAATGAACCAAGTAATGGCTGAGCAGAAACAACTACTTTACCAGCTTCACTTGCCACTGTTCTAATATCAGTTTCTCCAAGTCTAGAAATCCAAACTTTATATTCAGTAATTGCTGATTTCATAACCATAGCATACTCTGTTTCTGCTTCTAGAAAAACAGGAGTTTTAAATCTAAATTCAGTAGCAGCAGTGGCATCCTCAGATATATTAATCTTTTCAGGAGGCATAACAACTTCAGAATATGGAAGAATCTTAGTTGTTGGAGTTCCTAGTTCTGTTGGACGAATTTGGAATACTACAGGAGCAGAACCATTTTCTGCTTTTGCTTGGAAATATACATCTACTTTAGAAATGAATATTCCAGTAAGATCATTAACTGTAAATGTTTGTGCAATTGGGTCATCATCATTATTTTCTCTAGGTTCTCTAATAATTTGAGTAACCTGAGATACATTGGTTACATTAGTTACATTAGTTACATTTGTTACTCTTCTATCAATATTAGTAATATTAGTAATTTCAGTTACATCCTGAGTAACATTAGTAATAACATCAAATCCACTTACAGTTTGAATTGTATTAGATTGTGCTTCTCCACCTATTGATTGAGTTTCTTGGAATTGACTATTTCTAACCTCTGCATTTCTTAATGATAAAGTAGTTTCTTGAGTAGAATCTATATCACCTTGAGAATAGAATGTTTGTTGCCCTGCAGTATCAAATGTACCCTTAGTATTACTATTTGTTGGACTACCAGTTAACTTAAATGTTGATCTACCAGTTTCAAATATAGGATTATCAGTTACATCAGAATTAGGAACATGGAATGAACCTATGATATTTGTACCACCATTAGGAATTAATCTTACATTAGTTACTCTTGCACGTGCTCCAGTATCCATATCTACTATTATCATACCAGGAGCAATATAACCAAAATAAGTTGGTTGATCATCAGAAGCAAGAGCAAAACAATCTACATTCAATGTAGTAGATGCAGTACTATAATTAGCAGGAATAGTTAAATCTCTATTATAAGGATTAGCTGTAAAAATATCTGTTGGATTATTAAATGGTCCAAACATGTGATTGGACTGTGCTACTCTAAATTGTATTCTAGGAGATGCATTTCTATTACTCTGCCTATTTCTTAGACGAGAAGGCATAGTACCCCTAACTTGATTACCAACCTTAAATTGACCAAATAACATTTCAATTTCAATCAATTTTGGAACACAGAATTTATTAATATCAACTCCATCAAAGAAAGCATATACTCTTTCATATGGCTTAAATTCTCTTCCAGTAAACATAATATCTCTGGATCTCATAAAGTTGATAATATCTCTATTAACTACTCTACTTCCTAAAGAAGATGTATCTATTGTCTCAACAATGGATTGTTGTGTACCTCTTCTTTGTTGATTAAGAGAAATTCCACCACTTGCAGTTATATTATTAACAATAGAATCACTAGGATCTAATATTTGTTGGCTTCCAACATTGATACCAGACAATAATCCTTGAACTGCTGCATTATTTGAATTACCACTATTATTTTGTAAAGTCTGTTGATTGTTAGATAGACCAAGATCCATACTAACACCCACAGTCTCCCAAGAATTCCATTCTACTGGAGTGACACCCATTCTCATTCCATCTGCACCTTCTGTCACTTCAGCACCTATAGCAGAAGCAACAGCAGCAAATGAACCTTCCATCATAACATCATTTGGTTGCATCTTAGTGACATCAATCCAAATATCAGTATCTGGTTCTAATTCTATAGATCCAGACCAGAACATAACAAGGAAAGGAGTTACATTCTCAACTCTAGTAGCATAAGGTTGGAAAGTATGCAATTCATCAGTAAAATCTAAAGTAACAATATTACCACATCTTCTAACATTATTACCTGCAATAGTAGCATATTTTGTATCTAAAGAAGTTCCATTACCAATACCAGGAATAGCATTTGATCCTAGTTGTAAATTAATAGCTGTAGAATAATGAGCAGGTCTTAATACACCTCTCTTTTTATCAATAGCATTTCTGACACCAATAGCAGTATCCTGTGGTTCTATAGTTGTAAAATTATCTACAAATATACCAGATTTAAATCTATTCAATCCATTAGCATCTGGAATAAATTTATTTAAAGCATCTGACTCAACTGTATTAAGAGAAGTATAATATTCTAAGTTTTTAATTCTTTGTTCAATCTTAGCAATATCACTCATCTGATATCGCTTATATTGTATAAACTTCACTTTTGCATCAGAAGTTTTATAAAGATAAGGAGGTAAGTATACATTAGCAATATTCATTGCTCCACTTATCTCTTCTGGTAATTTAGGTTCATCTGCAGGAGTTCCATAAACAACCTGCATGAATCCTTGAGAATCAATATAAACCCTATCAACCCTTGGAAGATAATAACTAAATCCAACACTCATGGATTCATCAGAAGCAAGGATATACTTAGAACTATGTTGTGCTCCACTATTAGCACCATCATCAAAACTTCTTCCTTCAAATTCAAAAGGAGATCTAGCACCAGCATTTACAGTATACTCAGCAACTCTTGGCCTAGCATCAATTAAGTCTGTTAATCTATTACCATTAATTCTAGTTATTTCTGTACCATAATCAAAAGAATTATAAGAATTAGCAGTAGTTATATCTCCAGTATCAGATGTATCATAAGTTCCTCTAGCATAGTAAACTTTTAATTTTCTAGAAGGAGCTGCTTGATCTGGTTTTCTGATAATACTAGAATATCCATAATAACTTCCTTTTTGTCCTGTTTCAAAAGTAAAATCAGTAGTTATATTATCATCACCTATATCTACACTACCTATAGCTCCAGTTACTTTAGACTGTAGGAATGTAATTACTTCTCCTGGTTCAAAAATAGTATTATTCAAATATACAAAATTAATTCCAATATCACTCTTTCTTACAAGATAAATTCCTCTTGCACCACTACTTTCACCTAAAAATTCTTCACCAATAATTAAATCACCTGTTGTAGATGTAGGTCCATCCATAGAACCAACAACCATATTTGGAGATTGAGGATCATCAGTATTTCTAGACTCATATACACCATATATTTTTATAACATCAGGAACATTTAAACATATTTGTTCATCTTGTACTCTAGTTCCATAAGGATAAACAGCTCCATCTACTGCGTATGTCAATCCATCATTTAATGTAGTTCCACCTATACCAGAAGCTGAACTTGAAGATTTATCTATGAGAGTATTTTCTGAAACCTTTTTAATCTTTTTCTTGGAAGTAACATTACTCTTACGAATAGTAGTAATTAATTTACAATTAGTACTATTAGTACCTAAACCTTTAAATTGAATAGTATTAGAACCATTTGTAAGGAATTGTTTATTAGATGCTAAAGGTTCTGTAGACCCATCACCTCTAATTAAAGTATATCTCTCTTCATCATATGGTAAAAATACCTCTCCAGCATCAGCACTTATTTGTGCTGTTTGATTATTACTAATAGTAGTATTAAATTGCCTTCTTACTACTAAATTAGAACTAACTAAATCTACACCTTGAACATTCTGTTTAGGGAAAAGACTATAAAGACTTTCACTATCTGATTGATTTCCTGCACCATTAGTCTTTTGTATTTGAGTTCCAACTACTTGTATATCAGATACAGATACATTACCACCACCATTTACAGGAATTCCTCCATCAAAAACTCCAGCAATAGTAGAAAGACCAGCTAAAGTTAATTGAGTATCAGAAACAGCAGTAACTACATTAATAGAAGTTAATGTATCACCAGGAACTTTATATGTAATTAAATTTCCAGTGGTTACAATTCCAGCAAAGTTATTACCAGGACTAGTTAAAGTAGATCTAGCTGCACTACCTGTACCAGCAGTACCTGCAGTTACTTGACCAGCATCAAATGATAGTACTTTATTTGGAATAAGATCACCAGTAAATGTAACAACACCTACTCCAGACCAATTAACTGAACTATAAACAGACTGAATATCAGATATTTCATGAGTTACAATTTTAGTTGTATATCTATCATTATCATCTACACCATTAAATGTAAGTCTTTCTCCTGGGAAGAACTCACCTTTTTGATCATATGCAGTAAAAGCAACTCCAGCACTTGTAGCATATCTTAAATATGCTTGAGCACCACTAGACTGACCTTCAATAAGAGTAGGAACAGTTAAAGTAACTTTAGAACTAACTGTAAAATCAGTATATACCTGTAAATCCCATGTAGATAAATCCCACTGATTAGCACCAGCAGTTGCAGTATTATAAGATCCTGATTCTAATGCAAAGTCATAAATTCTACAAACACCAATTTCTTTACCTGGTGCTCCTATATGTCCACCATCTATGTTTCCATTAGGTGCATAATGATCATGAGATGGTTGTCCATTAGAACCAACTCTTGCACTTCTAAGACTTAAAGTTGCACTAGTGTTAAATCCAATAATTGGAGATCCAGTAACATTATTAACTGTGAAAGAAGGTCCAAAACCAAAATTAATAGATTGTGCAGTAAGAGTATTTACATCTCTTGGTTTTTGAACATCAAATAATGCAGGAGTTCTTCTATCAACTTCATACCCCTTAACATATGCTTTACCAGGAGAAACCTTGTAAACCATCAAGTTTTTATTAGGTTCACTTCCTTGTTCTGTTAATTGTCCTGTAGAATATATCCCTCTATTACCCTTACCATCATTTAAACACTCTCTGACAGTAGTGGTGAAATCTTTACAATAATAATGACCTGATTCATCCCATGTTCTTTTTGCAAGTTCATCACCTAATTGATTATATTCTGGTTTTAATGGTCCAGTTTCTAAAGCACCATTTTTAACTCTAGTCAGTTCAACAAAACTTTCATCATTAAGTTCATTAATTCCTTTTTTAACTAGAGTAGCAGTAATTCTTAATCTATCAGCACCTGGCGCAGTAAAATTATTAAATCCTTGAGCATTATCTGTTAATGATGGATCAATATCTGATGATATAACATCTTCTTCTACTTTTAAACCAACTCTCCAACTACCAGTATTAGAATATTGATCTAATACACAAACTTGATCTGGAACATCTACAAAATAACCTCTCAAATAAAATACACCTTGACCTAGTTGAAATGCCATTCCAGTAGCATTGGCATTATCAGTTATAGTATTAGCAAATCCTTCACCTGCAGCAATAAAAGTAGTAGCGTAACTAATATCTGCGGTAGTTCTTAAAACCTCATTATCAAAGAAAGAATTTACTCCATCAGCATTTCCACTTGACAAATAAGCAAGATATAAAGTGTAATTTCCTTTTTCAGACTCTTTATCAGTAATATAAGTTACAATTCTAGCTTCAACTCCAGAAGAAGATCCTTTAATAATTTTACCAACTAATTGATCAAGATATACAGAAACAGGTATTCCTAAAAATTCAGGATCAATCTGAATAGATTTAAAAGCATCTTTAAAGGTTAATCCACCAGGAATTACTACTGAACCCTCTTTAAAGACATGATTAGCCATGTCTTCAATTTGATTCTGTAATGTAGATTGAAGAGTCGTTAATTCCCTTGCCTGAACAGGCATTCCAGGTTTGAATAACACCTTATAGTAATTACTATCAGGCGTAAAATCATCAAAGTATGGAGCTACATTTAAATTTGTTTCCTGTGGCATGATCTCTTAGAATTGCAAGATAATTTTAACGTCTTCTTTTTGGGCTTTAGACCTAGTTATAGAGGGTCTATTATCAACATAGAGTACTTCACCAGAATATTTTTTAATTTCTGGTTGAGCAACACCGCTAGTAAAATTTTGCCCCAGATAATATGTTCTATTATTTATTACTGTCGAAACACCTTGAAAAGCAGTATTAATTCCTAAAGAAACACTCCCTCCAGTAATAGTAAAACTACCCCCACCAGTTGCACCTGGTTGATCTACCAAATGACTAAAGTTGCATTGTCTAAATCCATAAATTGGAGAAGGGTTAGCAGTTCCATTAGAATTAAATCCTGCAGTAGTTCTATCCTGCCAATATTTCAATACCCCTGTTATAGGATCATATGATATAACTCTTCCAACAGCAGTAGAACCAACACCAACAGTTTGAGTAATAAAGGAGTCAGGAGTGAAAACAGCAGAACTATATCCAGTACCAGTTAGTCTAAGAGCAAATGCTGCACTAGCTTTATCTAAAATCATCATCTGATCAGAACCATATGCTTGAGGATTTTTAAGAATCCCTATTCTAGCAAATTGGTTTCCAGTTATAAAGTCTGGGTTTTCAGAATCATTCTCAAAACGTGCATATGCCATAGCATTCAATGCACCCAACTCTAAGTATATATCTTTTCCATGTCCACCTGGAGGAGGAATAATCACATTGAATGTTGGAGTTGTAGTTCCAGTAGGAACTCCACCTGCTGCTAAATCAACATTACCATATGTATATCCAGCACCACCATCAGCAACAGTTACAGACTCAACCTTTGAATCATTGTTGATAACAACAGTTGCTTTAGCACCTTGACCATCACCTAATATAGGAACTCCTGTATAAGTGATATTAGCAGTACCTAGACCTACTCCACGACCAGTAATAGTAACTATTTTAAGTTGTCCACTAGCATCTGCATTTTCTCTTATAGGAGCATAAGAAGCACTAGTAAACCAATCATCAGGAACAGGAAGATAACCTGTAGAATCAAATTTAATTGCTTGAGATGGTTTAACACTAAAGAGATATTTCCAAATATATCCATCACCACTACTTCCAGCAGCTCTTGGTTCTAGATCAGTATGGGTTGGTTCGTCTAGAGAAGGTCCACCTTGATTATTATTTTCTGGATTAGCATTATTAAACAAACATGCATAAACCCTATAATCACTATTCATCACATAATAATTAGCAGAGTAAACATCAAAAGAACCAGTAGGTTGTGATGGATTATCTCTAGTAATATCATTCCTCCACATATCATAAGTGACACCAGAAGTCCACTTAACCTTTCTAACAACTTGACTTATATCTGCAGAGTTAATTCTCTTACATGCCAACATTGTGTCATAGTAATCATCTGCCTGACTAAAACTGTCTTTTGGAGCAGGAGGATCTGAATCCCAAGTAGAGCTATAGTCAGCTGGATTGGGCATTCCAATAAATGCATAATATGAATTTTGACTGGATTGAACGCCAGCTACAAAATTACTCGCATTTACTATACGAAGTTGATCAGTGATTATCGCCGCCATTGTTTAAACAGTTTTTCTTTTTATTTATTAAGGTTATCTAAGAGCTGGGTATATAAACATAGTTCCACCCATTCCAGTATGTGCTGTACACTGATAATAGAGTGTATCAGGAGCATTAAATGGTACTTCAAAGGTAATAGTTGAACCATTACCACCATCATTGTTTATAACACCAGAGCCATATGCAGCACCAGTAGATCCATTTTGAGTAGATTGTATTCTAAATGGATGACCACCAGATGCATTTACAAATTGATATGTATTACCTCTTGCAAGGTATAGATCAGGATCATTTTCAGTAGCAGTAAATCCTACACCTGTAAATGTATAATCACTAGTACCATTAGCACCTAATATCCATCTTCCACTAACAACCCTAGATGAGTCACCTGTGTAAGATTTACCAGCACCAACTACAATACCAGTAGAAGTACTAGTTACAGCAGATCCAACAGCAGAAGTAGTAGCAGTAAATGTAGTTGCATTTAAAGTTGTAGCAGTAGAAATACCTGAATTATTAATACCACTATTATTAATAGTAACAGCACCAATAGTAGCAGTGGTTCCTGTTAAATTAGTAACAGTACCAGTAGTTATGGTTCCTGTAGTAATGGTTGCTACTCCAACAACAGCATTACCTTTAAATGTAGTGGATGATGTAACGCCAAGAACTTCAACACCAAATGCAGTTACTGTAACACCAGTACCTAAAGTTGGAGTTCCTGTTAAATTACCACTAAAGGTAGCAGCAGTTATAATACCAGTTTGACCAGCATCTATATTCTTCTGGTCAATAGTAACACCAGCACCAATAAAGGCTTTGGTTATTGTTCCTATTCCAGAATCAAGTTGACCATTAAATGTTGTAGCAGTTGCAAATCCAGATATAGTTAAATCTGTAATAGTAGCAACACCTACTTGAACTACTCCACTAAAGGTAGAAACCCCTGTTGTAGTAACATTTATTGCATCAGCAAATGTAGCAATACCAGAAGTAGTAATATTATCAGTAACAGCAATACCTGTTAAACTAGAACCATCACCATATAAGAAGTTTGAATATACATCAGTTACCTGTATTGAGGTTGCACCAGTAACAATACCAACAGTGGTAACACCAGATACACTTAAACCAGTAGTAACACCAATTATATTCAGTCCATTAGTACGTCCATTGATGTATAATTGACCTACTCCACTTATATTTGCACCAGAACCACCAGTAGCATGTAAATTTGTACCAGTTATTATTCCACAATTTATATTAGGAGATCCTGTTAATCCTTGAGCATTAACAGCAAGAGTTGCTGTAGTAGCAGTACCAGTGACAGGACCAGTAAAACTAGTAGCAGTTACAATACCAGAAGCATCAATACCCCATCCATAAATTGAAACACCAGAACCAACTACTGCTGAAGTAATAATTCCACTATTAATATTTGCTGTAGTTAGATTTGCTGTAGTTACATGAGATGTAGTAACAGAAGCTATTCCTATTGTTGCTGTACCTGTAATATTAGCTGCTGTAGCAGCAATACCAGTTTGATCTATGAATACACTATGAACACCAACACTATTTTCTATATTTCCTCTAACTGCTATATTACTAAATGTTCCAACACCAGTTATATTAATTCCATAAGAATCTATTGTTGTGATACCAGCAACTGTTGCACTGTCATATAAAGAAACTTGTTGAGCAGTTACAATACCTGCTACATCATATCCAGCACTTGAGAAAGTATTAACACCTGTAATTGATGCATCACCTGCGAAAGTGACAATTCCAGCACTATAAATTTGTCTTGCATTAACTACTGCAGTATTTGCAGTTCCTGTGATAGTAGGAGCACCAAAAGACGTAGAGATACTCAGAGCACCATCAACAGCAATTGAACTAACAATTCCTACAAATAGTGTTGTACCATCTCCTAGTTTACCATAAACTTCATCAAAGTTTGAGTTAATTTTGACAGCACCACCCAATAGGCTATCACCTGTTCCATCATTGGGACTCGTACCTGTACTAATTCCTAATTTAGCCATTATTTGCGCTTAGTGGTTTGCGTAACTGTATTTATTATGAAATAACATAATCACTAGGTTCTAGTGGATTATATCTTGTAACCATACCAGATGTTTGAAGACCGATAACCCCATCATCACCATAATAGTTATAAGTCTTAGAGTCAGCTCGAGCAACAGTAATTTTACCCCAGCTATATTTGCCTTGATTTGGCATATGAATAATTGTTCCTGTATAAGTTGATGTATTTTGAGTATCAAATGTAACTGTTCCTACACCAGTCTTATTAGAATCAAATGTGAGTAATGTAGAATCAAAATTATCAGTAGCAATACCTGCAATATTACAGAATACCCTTCTCACATCAGTTGTAAGACCTGTATATGGTCCATTTAGGCTGGTAGCACCAATAGAAGTATTTGTGACAGTAACAGTCTCACAACTTGTTACTTCATAAACACAATCCATGTAAGAAGTTGTTGCACCAACTTTAGTTTGTCCATCAGCCTTTCTGGTTTCTAAAGTTCCAATAACTGCAGTAATATTGAAGGTACATCCAGAACCATTAGCTCCATCAATACCACCTACTGAATTAAGTACATAACCATTACCTTGATTGTTTATTTCAATTGCTGTTATTACACCACTAGCAATAGTGATATCTAAAGTCAGTGCTTGACCTCCACCACCACCAGTAGTACCAACAGTTCTAGTTCCTGTAGTTTCTCCTGCTTCAGTCTTATATCCAGTTCCACCAGCAGT